AAATCTAGTAACTTAGGCAAGCCAGAAATTAGCAAGCCACCAAGTGTAGAAAATAGTGAAAGCATTACAGTCCAATCATTCCAAGAAGTTTATCTACGATTTTACTTGCCAACTCGTCAGGTAGGTGCTGAAGTAGGCCAAGCACCCACCAAGCCACGCACAGCCTGACAAAGACTTTACAGAAAAGGTCAAATTGCTTTTGGTACTCATTCACTTACCACACCTTGTTTTGGCACACAGTTCAGCCATTTCGTTGAGTCCCCAACCAATAGCACCCAAAAGCATCACGATCACCACAATACCAACAGCCCACTCCATTTGTTCTTGCTCGGCTTCTTTACGTTTTTTTTCTTGTTCTTTTAACTTACGTGCTTCAATGGCGTCATCCCTATCCATTTCAGCTTTACGCGCCATCATCTTGTTATATACATCAATATTGCCCGTCTGCATATAAAGCAGTTGAATTTCTTTAAGCAGATTCCTGCTGTTCATCAGCGCATTTTCAATACGCATTGCGATTTCAAAGTTGGATTTGCCGCCAGCTTTTTTGGTAGCTAGCATTGCTTTGGTTGCTCCGCTTTCGGCGTCCATTAAACGCCCAACCATTACTGATAAGCCGCCAATATCTTTAGCTACGCTTTGCGCTTTTTTTACAAGGTTAACAGCTTTTTCCAAACCCTCTAAAGCTGTTATGGGGTCGATAATCACTTCTTTCTCTCCCACTTTAGACAAATAACCTTGCGGTTGTAAACATCACCTGTCCATGTCCACTTTACGCACCTGTATTCAGCCTGTAAAGCCAATACAAGTAACCAAGTCATTTTTCAGCTTCCATGCGAGCAATCTTTAGATGTTGGTGCTTGAACCAGATATTAGCAACCAGACCAACAAAGCCGATAATCACACCACAAAGCGCACCAAATTCATTGGCTGATAAACCAAAGAACACAGCACTTCCTGCACCACCATAGGTAGCTACTGAAGCTGTTTTAGTAGCGACTGCTGATGCTACTTCTGTAGTGTGATTGCTCATTTACTTTGCCTCTACATCCGTTACTGTATTTAGAGATTGCTTCAACATTGTGAAAAAAGCATCTCTGCCAACTTGAAGCTGGTCAACATTAAACTTTGCAGACGATAACTTTCTGTCAAGGTCTGCAACATGGTTGATTAGTACCTGTTGTTCAGGAGTCATATCCTCGAACTGGTACTCTACTCCGTCAATCGTCAATGGGGTTTTTGTGTTGTTGCCCATGATTTTCCTTTAATGTGCCACTAAGTTCAGGTAGTGGCTTCCTGTTTTACCATTGTTTGCAAACTCTCCGTGTGCAATTGAACGCCACAAATCCATAAAATCAGCGGCATCATCTTTTGTAATAAATCCAGAAACTTCTTTTGTCTTATTGTTAAAAGACAATGAGCATCTCCAACATTTATTTTGTTTGCTGTAACTTACGCCTTTTATACCTGAAGTATTATGCCTTGCAAGTCGAGAATTTTGATTGTTTGTTTGCCTTGTTGCGGCTCTTAAATTCTCAATTCTATTGTCAGCAGGATTCCCATTTATATGGTCAATAACTTCAGGCAAATATCCATGGTGCATTAGAAAAATTATTCTATGAGTACCTGTAGATGGAAAGCCATTTTTATAAATAACTCGTCTATAGCCTTTTTTATCAAAAGCACCAGCCTCTTTATTTGCATAAAGAGTATTAAAAAATTTTGCACGACTTACATTTAGAGGTTTTGGCTTCCAGAATAAGATGCCATCAACCTCATAGAATAACTCATGCACTAATTCTTTAGTTAGTTCCATGGAACGCCTGTGCTTTTTACAGGATTCTTCAGCAAAGCAATCTGAGCCGCCAAAGAAGCCTCTGTCGATTCCTTGTCGATGCTTTCCCACACCCATGCCAATACTGTGGCTTCTGTGAGGGATGCATAGGGAATGGCAGGAGTGCCTTCAGCCCATCTTACTGTTGCGTAGGCAGAGGCAGAGTGTTCTCCGTCTACTGCTGTAGCTGTCCAATGGGCTGTGGTTACAAAGCCATCGGCTGTGTTGCTATCAAGGTTTGTGATTTTCCAAGTAGTATTCATGATGTTTTCCTTTTAAAAAATTAGCAAGCCATCAGCACACAAGGCACACAATATGAGCCGTCTGCGTATGTGCAAGTGACATGGGTTGAAGTTACTTTAGCAATAGTTTTAGAACGCACAATGTCATCGCCTTGTGGTTTAGCTGTTCCATTGCCAGCAGACATAAGCAAGTCACCACGAACAACAGTTACACCTTGAGCAATGCGAATAATCATATCGCCCGTCATTGCCATGTTGATTTCGTCAACACTGTGGACTTCATCGTGTGTCCAGTTTACAAATACACCAGCAACATTTGCATCGCCTTCAACCTCAGAGACTTTAACTTTGTTAAGCTGTTCGTTTGCAACAGGTTGCCCATCTTTTATGTAAACACTCATTTCATCAAGATTAGAAAGCACAGTTCCTTTAACGAGTGATTCATCTTTAGAAGTGGTTGTTTGTGCGTATCGTGATAAGTGACCACCGTTGTAAGACACAGTTGTGCCAGATACGGAGATATTTCCCTCTTGTGTACCGTCTTGGAAAAAACGTACAAGTTCACCATCATTTGATATTCGGTTTACATCTAACCCTGGATTTGCGCTTCTTGAGAATTTACCACTACCAAAAGGGCCTTCAAGAGAAATACCAGCTACGTTATTAGAAACAGGGTCTGCATTCGTAGTCCCCACCAGCAAGTTACCGCTTGAGTTTATACGGGCACGTTCTGAGCTACCTATTCTAAAATGAATGCTATCTCCAGTATCAAGAATTAACGTGCTTGATGGAGCAATATTTAAAAACCCAGTTGACGTTGTAATGTTTGATGACTGACGGAATACAAGGTTACCGCCAAGATTTAACTTTTCTGTAAGCGTTGTAGTACCAATACCTACGTTACCGCTTGAGTCGATAGTGGTTCTGACTACGCTGTTGGTTGCCAATACCAAAGAAGTTGCACCAGTAGTACCAATAAATCCTGCGTAATTAGAACTACCGCTGTAAATGTAAGAGCCTGTGCTGTTATCAATGCCGTATTGAAGCGTACCGCCAGTATTGGCAAAGTTGCTATAAATACCAGAAGTATTGCCAGAACCAGCCGCCAATACTTGTCCATTAGTAATTGTTGAGGTGATGATTCCAGATATGCCGACTGTTCCTGCAACTTGCAACTTATAAGCAGGGCTACTTGTACCAATACCCAGACCTGTGCTGTTTAGGCGCATTTGTTCTGTGTTGATGTACCAAGCGTGTACAGAACCAGTAGGGCTGTAATAAACCGCTTCACCTGTACTATTTACACCAATCTGTAAACGTTCTGTGTTGCCAAGGTCATACATCCGAAGAAGACCATTACTTCCGTTGCTAGATGAGTAAATAGCAATATTTTTACCAGCTGAAGTACTACCAACAGTCAATGCCGAACTAGGAGAACTTGTTCCAATGCCTAAACTTGTCCCATCAAAAGTAAGCGCAGAACCGCTTGTAACAACCTTAGAGCCGTTTAAATACGCTACTCCGTTAGCAGTACCACCAGAGAGGGTTACGTTGCCTGAAGCCGCTAAAGTCGTGAAAGCACCTGCCGCAGCCGTAGTGCCACCAATAGCCATGCCGTTGATACTGCCACCAGTTAAGGTAGCACCAGAACTTACTAGCGTGTTTAGCGTAGCGGTAGAACTTGCCGATAAAGTAGTAAACGCACCAGCCGCAGCAGTAGATGTTCCTACAGGGCCGTTAAACGAGTCACCAACAGCACCAGTCTGAAAGTCTTTCAGTTGAGCCATTAACTCACGAATAGCATCATTGATACCAGAGGGCGCACATCCCTCGGCTATGTTGATCGAGTCAATGTCTGTGTTATTCGCAGGGGTTGCGCTAAATTCTGAGATTTTTGTCTTTGGCATTTTTATTCCTTAGTCGGGGTTGGCCATTCCAGTTAAATCAACACGATATGGTTTTTCTGTATTTAGTAAACCAGTCATTGTAGAAGCACCTGCTAATCCAGCAGCCTTTTTAGCCTCTAAATCAAGCAAGTATTTTTCGTAAGCAGATAGATTTTTTAATGTCTCAAGATTTGCTCTTGGGTCACCAAGTTTAAATAGCATTGGGCCAAGTTGTTCCGCTGTTTGACCAGCAACACCCTGACCTTGTGCCTTCAAATAACCTAGTGTTCCTCTGAGTGGGCCTTGCTCAATCATTTGACCTAAAAAGCTAGGCTCTACTTCAAGTTGTTGCATACCAAGTTGACGCTCAGCAGTTGCTGAATTACCCAAGATTTTTTCTTGAGTTCTTCGCATTAATGATTCAGTCATCATGTCTTTTTCAAACTGCTTGAAAGTAGCATCATCAGGGAACAATGAGGAAACCCTATTACGCTCGGCAGGAGAGCCAAATATGCGCTTACGAATGTCAGCAGTATCTTTAGCTGTTTGAATTTTCTCTTTTACAGCATCCAAAGCACCTACCTTGTAAGCCTCTTGCTCAGATGGAGATAGTTTGGCAAATGTACGATTAGCCTCTGTTGCAGTCTGTTTATAAAAGTCTTTACCTAGTTTGGTAGCATCAAGCAATTCAGCCTCACCTGCAAAAGCGGCTCTGGCTCTACCAAAGTCAGGAACAGCAGAATCTAACTCAGCCAAGAATTCGTTTTTCTTAGTCTTATAAATCTGACCAAGTTTAGAAACCTTACCAAACGAATCTGTTTCTTTCTCAATCAAAGCATCAAGACCACGCTTGATATTGTCAAGAGTTTCAACAGTAGGGCGAGACATATCTACTGTACGACCTTCAGCCGCCAACAATGCTTGCGCCTCTTTTGAAGCAGTCTTAAACTGTGGAAGTTCTAAAAACTTCAAAACAGCAGGGTCAGTCACTTCACCATAAGCATAAGCCTTTTGGTAAAGTGGAGATGAAAGTTGTTTTTGTCTTTGTGCAATTGCATTTGTGTATTCAAATGGGTCTGTGAAGCCACCAAGATACTTAGAAATATCTGCTTGAATACGCTCTGCTTGACCTGCACCACGCTCCTCAAGAGCCAACTTAGCCGCTTGTCTTGCTTCACTTGGATACTTCTGAGCAACATCAGCAAGTGATCTTACATTCTCACCAGCAATATCAGCAATGCCAACTGGCTTTGTTGCCGAGGCAATCATTTTCTCTAAGTCAGCAGGACTAACCTTGTCACGATACATAGCTTCAAGCAATTTAGCTTTAGCACGATTAGCCGCATCTACTGTTTGACCAGTAGCCAAACCAACAGCCTTGCCAACTTGTTGAACAACAGGAATACCGCTAGTTACGTCAACAGCCTTACTACCTACAGCACCAATACCTTTTGTAACTACAGGTGCAGCACCACCTACAATTCCACCAATAGTACCACCAGCTTGTGCGCCAGCCATACGCTCACCAACCCCTGCAGCACCAGCACCACCGAGTGCGCCAGTAAGCGCACCTGTGACAGCAGACGCACCTGCGGTAACACCTGCACGAGCCAATGGTGACGCTCCTCTAGCCATTTGTGCATAACGAGCAGTTCCTAAAAATGGTAATAAAGCATAAGGCAAACCACCAACAATCTCTGTTCCTAATGCAGTCTTAGGATTTTGCTGACCAAACTTTTGTTTAGCAAGTTCAAGTGCGGCTAAGTTTTGCTCATAAGTACCTTGCCCTGCAAGTGACTTTGTTAGTGCTTCAAGTTCATCAGCAAAGCCAAATGTTGCGCCTTGAGCCAATGAACGACCTACACCATATTCAGCAGTCTTACCACCAGACTTTTTAACAAGGTCTAAGGCTTTAGCAAAAGATTCTTGAGTAAATCCTTCTTCTTTTAAATACTTGTCGATATGGTCAACAGGTGCGTTCTTATCAACCATCTTGATAAGATTTTCACGAATACGCTCAACATTTTCGTAAGCCATTATTGACCTCCACGCAAAGAATTACGCAGTCTAGGATTAAGCCCATAAGTATCTGTCATTGATTCAGGCACTTCTATGCTTGGTGCTTTATATGATTTACCACCAGCAGCAACCATGTTTTGAGTCAGAATATTACGGAAAATTTCTTTCTGCTTGACTGTTTGTGGGTCATCTGTGTACTGTGGGAAATAGTTAACAAATTCAGCAAGCCATTCATCAACACCAATAGCCGCACCAGATTCTTTACGCAAGTTGGCTCGAATGAAGTTATTTGCTGCTTGCAAATATTGTCTTCGTTCTGATGACAAACCACCAATGCCTTCAGGAATAATCTCTGGAATTGCTTTTCCAATTAAAGGAATTACACTTAATACTGCTTCGCCAGTTTTAGGTTGTGCGCCAGTTGGAAGTTTTGATGTTATTGCTTGAGCAGCAACCATTCGTGATGCGAAACCTGCTGCATTAATTTCACCTTCTGTTGGTTTTCCAACTTTAGTAATTGGCTTGTCATCAGCACCCATTACTGGAGTCATCTGCAAAGTTCTTGGATTAAATGCCATCAATCCTTGATCTGTTTCTACAGTTTGGAAGTTTACTGGGCCTTCAGGCGCACGACCTTTAGGAATACGAGAGACTTCTTTACCATTTGCATCAAATTGAATAACGGCATTTCCAATGTCTTGATAAGTAAATCCTTTGTTAGATTTTTGAAAATCTTGAAAAGTTCCTTGAAATCCTTGGCTTTTTGCTAAGTTATATTCAGCAACTGAGGTAGGTACTGGCTCACGCTTTGGTGCGCCTTGAGCAACAGTTTCAACTTTATTAGTAATTGGATTAATACGAATAAGATTTGCACCTTCAGGCAATGTAGTAGTCTTGCCACCCATAGCTTCTTGTGCAGCCAATAATTCAGTAAGTGATTTACGACCTTGTGGGCTTGTAATCAATTGAGGCATTACTCGTTGCAAATCAAAACTAGGCGATGTCATTCCCTCGCCTACTCGCTGACCCATAATATCCTCACCATAAATCTCTTGCGGTTGGGTTACACCACCTTTGATAACATTCTGAATTCGTTGTTGTTCAGCCAACGCTAATTGCTCTTGCTGACGCTTGCGATTCATCTCTTGAATCTGAGCATTTTGCAGTTGTTGTTGCAGACCACCTTGCATGGCAGTTCTGTAGGCTTGTTGACCTTGCTGAAGTCCCTCAACGATAGAAGCACCACCTCTACCACCTTGGAATAGACGACCTGCTAATGCGTAAAGGGCTTGGGCTTGGGCATCGTCACGGCTACGCTTTATGTCTTCTGGAGACATACCCAAAAGACCCATTGTGTCCTGACCGCTAGTGCCGAAAATATCTAATAGTCCTGCCATGATTTTTTCCTTATATGCCCTTCAAGAAGTTCCACCCCTTGCTCAACCAGCCAGTATTCTTTTCAATACCACCCAACATGGCAGCAGTTCCTAATAGGTTTTGGAAGTTAGATGGTTCTTGGAAACTGGTCATTGAGTTTTGACGACCTAATGGGTTTCCATAAACACTAGACAAGAAGTTTGTCAGGTTCTGTTGTGGCTGAGTTTGCTCGTAGTTGAATCTAGCAATATCAGCTTGTTGTTGTTGACCTGTGTAGCCTTCACGCATCTGACCTGCTTTAAGCATATTCTGAATGTCTTGGTAGTCAGCTTGAGCCATCTCAGGTGCAGCCATCGTAGCGGCTTGTTGGCGAGCACGCTCATCAGCGTAGTTGCGATAAGCCAGTTCTCCAGCCGTATCAGCCAAACTCTTAGCAAACTGACCACTAGCACGATCTTGCAATGTCTGCATAGCACCACCGCCATAGCGACCAGCACGAGATGCAGCAGAACCCACATCGCCTAATGTCTGCTCAAACCTAGACTGAGCCGCTTGTGCCGCAGGTTGAAACGCACCTTGAAAGAATGGATTGCCTTGCAAGAAGCCACCAGAGATAGTGTTTTGCAATTGACCTTGTGCAGACGAAAGCAAGGGATTACCTAACTTAGCACGAGCCTCTAAAGCCTGTAATCCAGTTTGAGTGGTTTCTGAGGGGCTTACATAAGTCTGACCAGAATAGTACTGAGGGCCACCAGCTTGATATAGCTTTTGTGCCTCAGTCAAACCATACGATAAGAATGGTTGAATTGTTGGGTCAATGTTGGATTTAGTTTCTACAGCCATCTTTTACTCCTAGAGTTTCGGATTCCAAGATGGGTCATCCATAGAATCCATTATAAATTGAAAGTTAACCAATAACAACATATTTGTAAGTCTTATTGGCGGTTGAATTTGCAAAGTGCGTGATCGTAGCAGTACCTTGTCCCTGAGAACTCGTGTAGATGTTTGTCAAGGCATTGGGTGAGACAAGATTAAGCGTAGTAATTAACGAAGCCGTAGAGGGTCTAGTTGGGCTTGTCTGGGTAGGCAAATGCTGTAAGGAAATAGCCGTATTGGTAGCTGACCACCATAATTCAATATAGTCGTTAGCCGCCAACTCTAAAAAGTAGTTCCATCCCACAATTAAATGTCCATCAACTCCACCATGCGAGTTAGGCACAGAGATAAAACCTGTAGAACCTGCTATATCAGTACCATTTTTACGCAACCAAACACTTACATCATGGATTTGGCTATCAGTATTAACAAACTGCCCAGACCATTGGAAGTTATATGTTCCTGCGTTCTTGACGTTCATCCTTGAACTATTACTTAGAGTCACCCCATTAGAGTAATCAGTAGTGTCCAAAGTCATGGCATAGGCAGTATTTGCTGTGGCTATCGGTTGGTCTACAAGGCTCTGGAAAGCCCCATAAGGCATCACATCAGCAAAGGCAGCAGCAGAGGCAGGAGCAAACAAAATAACGCTATCTGCGCTAATCCTTCTGTCATCCAAAGTGGTAGTAGTAGCACCACCAGTAGCCAGAGTTATCGTTCCTGTGTTGTTAGTCTTGCCATCCATGATTCCACGGATAATCTCAGCAGTCTGTCGCTGATCTCCACCAAAAGGAGGAAGCGTTCTAAACATTATCGAACTCCCTGACCCTGAAGTTCAACATCCAAGCCAACAGCAGTTTTCCATTGACCAGTAGGGATAACTTGAAACTGGTGATAGTTTCCATTAGACCTAAGAGATACCCTGTTTTCTGAATCAGCCGCTACAGCAGTACCAAAGCTAGGTTGCTCACTTAGAAGTGTCCTAGAAGCCACAGAAACAGTCGCAGAGCCTCCATCAATCAAAGGTCTAGCCAAAGTAACCACCGATCTACCACCAGCGTTTAGATCGCCAGTTACGATGTTGGCAGTAGCGTTAGCACCATTGTAGGTAACAACATAAGCACCACTCGTACCACCAAGGAAGTACTTACCACCCATGTAAAGGATAGAGTCCAAGCTAACAGTCAAAGCATCAATGCTGTTAGAGATCGAATCTAAACCTTCAAGCGTAGTGGCAGACGTAGAGGCATCAGAGATAAAGTCAGTCCCTGCGTCACCATAAGTCCACTTCTTAGTGTTGAAGTTGTAAATGATGAGTTGACGCTGTGCAAATGTGGTTTTAAAGTTCCAAATAACTAACTTGCGAACAGGGTCAATAGCCGCTGACATTGAGTCAAAGCCACTTTCATCTGCATTTGAGAAAAACCAACGATCTACCTTCTCTGAGCCAATGGCAGTCACATTCTGACCATCGCACATATAAAAACCATCGTCTGACAAGAAAAAGGTTACACCCTGAACTTGAGCAATAGAACCTGCTGCGATACATCCCTTACCACGAGAGATGTTGTCAAACTGAAAGATAAATGGAGTGCCGATATAACTCATGCGAGAGATACCTTTTTCCATCAAAACCAAACCAAACTCACCACCACGAATCCCAACAATCTGACCGCCATCAGGAATGTCTTGAAAGTCAGCTTGTGTTACTTGGCTAGAACCCCATGTAGTCTCATCATTGATACCAGACCAACGAACACGAGCAGGGTAAACAGTAGAACTCTCAGTCGTAAACGCAGTAACCACAAAGTCACGAACTACTGTCAAAAACTTACATTTAGGTGCGCTTCCTGATAAGTCAGCAAATGCTGTAGAAGTTCCCAAGGTGAAAGATTGAATCGGGTCACTATTGTTAGTCCCAATAATTGCGTTACCAAACTGAGTAAATCTAAATCTATCGTTACTTGCATTAGGTGTGTAACCACCAGCTTTAGAAACATTGGTCAAAGCACCAACACCAGAAACATCGAATATCTTGGTTGAGCCAGCAGCAAACAGCTTAGTAGCATTTGTAGGGGTTTTCCCTGCTACCAATGTAGTCAAGTTTTCAGAAGCAGCCGCAGAGAATGTAGCCGCTGTTGGGAATGGGCCATAACCAATAGCCTGAGAGACTACATTCTTTGCATCCACCAAAGCACCAGAGATGCTAGGTTGGTCAGGCATCCACTCACCAAATACTAATTTTGTCGTAGCCATGTGTTACTTCCTTGAGCCTGAATTGTCCATGTATTGTCGTTAGCAGACACAGGTGTCCATGTGTTTGAATCACTTGATATTGTTGTCCAAGTATTTGAATTTGTAGAAACTGGAGTCCAAGTGTTATCGTCTTCTGGTACTGGTGTCCAATTCTCACCAAGAATTACACCTTTTGCTGTGATCGTAGCTGTACCATTTACAAACGCTAATCCTGCGTAAATTGCGGAAGCATTAGCCGTAAAATCTGTATTACAAGTGATACTTGCATGAGCATCAGCAACGATTCCACCATTAGCAGTAAATGTTGCGTCACCAGTAATTGAGCCACTAGCGTTTCTTACTCTTATGGCATCAGCAGTTACTGTTGCGTTTCCTGTTACAGAAGCTACACCATTGGCAACGATTCCACCCAAAGCAGTTACATCGGCAGTACCAGTTATAGCCGCATTGCCAAACTGGACACGAGTTCCAATTGCAGTTACATCAGCGTTACCTGTGATACTTCCAGACGCAAACTGAACTCTTGTTCCACTTGCAGTAACTGTTGCATTAGCGTCAATAGCACCAGAGCCAAACTGAACCCTGATTGCATCACAAGAAGCACTAGCTGAACCTGTAATGCTTGCACTAGCGAATTGAACCCTGACAGCATCAGCCGTAACTGTTGCCGTTCCATCTACTACCGCTACACCATTCTGAACCCTTATAGCGTTAGCCGTAACAGTCGCAGAAGCACTCACAGACCCATAGGCATCCCATAGGGTAACTGAAGTGGTGTAGAGTGGACTATCGAGTGTGAGTGTTAAGTCATCAATGCTAGACTTTAAATTGTCTAGCGAGTCAATTGTCCACGGAGGCAGTAAATCAGCCATCTCACGCTAAAGTAACGCTCAATGAACCAGAGGCAATGCGAAACACATCACCAGTAGCAATGGTCTTAGATGCGTCTAGTGCTGTGTGATACAGCAAGTTACCTGTAGTCAGAGCATCACGAATACCAATGTGTGTAACAGTACCCCATGAGCCACCAGCTTGAGGGAACTCAACAGCAGCAGAGTTGGTAGTCGCACCATTGCTAGGCGCACCAAAAGTTACAGACTGACGAGCATAGGCCGTACCTGATACCTCAGTACCAGTATCAGCATCTGTTGGGTCAGAGGTGTACAAAGCCACATACACAGTCGTTGGTGCTGTGTAGCTAGTTGCTCTCAAAGTTACATTGATAAGAGCATTTTCCAAGTAGTTTGACATTTCAGCCATAGTTTCACCTTGCAGTAAGTTTCATTGCCAATGGGACACCAGAGTATTGACCTTCTTCGTCAGACTTGGTAAGGGAGGAGATCGCTCTGTCGTACATAGTTCCCCATGTATTGATTCGAGCATCGTTCATTAAATATGGTTCTGCCTCAATCAATGCCGCATAAAGTAAAGCATCAGGTGCAATATTCAAAAACACATTAGATGCGTTACTGCTTGACAGATATGGAGGGGCAGCAAAGTACAGCATCCTCAATGTGTAAACACCATCAGGAGGAGGCGACAGTAAGAACTCGTTAGCCAGAATTGTGTAAGACTTAGGAACACCAACTTCTGATGCTCTTGGGTCATTAGACAAAGCAGATGGGCTAGAGTAACTCAATGGCTGAATTGGGTTTGTCAATGCGACAAAATCACGAATCTCGATAAAGTCACTAGGTAACTCAACAGTAGAGTCACCCGATACTGTAGCTGTTGTTACAGATTTGAGCATCTGACGAATACGCAGTTCTCTACGCAGACGATTCTCAGCAAATGTAATGAAGTCTGGAATCTGGTTAGTCAGATCAGACCTAGCCAGATAACCTGCAATCGAGGTCTTTAAATCAGAGTAAGTTGCGAAACTCATACTACTCCTGTCCTAGTGCGCCATGCACGATTCATTGGGTCATTTAACCAAGCAGCAAAACGCTTGTCATCAAGAACAGCAAAGCCACGCATGATTCCAGCTTTATTCAGATCATCAATCACAGTCATTGGGATGGATGCAACCTTATTGCCAAACAAATTATCAGACCATCTTGCTCGCTCATCAAAGGAGTTATATTCCTTTTTATTCTGCTCAACAATGTCAGTAACATCCTGACGAGTTTGAATAATGATGCCGCCCTCACCATCAGCATGAACAGCAGTTTGTCTAAAGTTGTTAGGATTTTGCATAGCCTAATTCTATCAGTTTGCCTAGAAAAGAAAATGCCCCAGAGGTTTAAGTCTGAGGCATTTTTCGGAGTTACCTTAGATTAAGGTGTAATGTCAGCAATGATGCCGTGAGCAGCTTGGTTCTTAACTTCCAAGGTGTACTCGCACAGCAATTGTGTGGACTCATTGTCACCAGTTACAGCCAACTCGTTGGTCTGGAATGGGCGCAAGTAAGCAATAGCAGCCATGTCGGGGTCAAGTACAAATGCCACTTCATCGCAGGTGTTGGTAGATGTCATAAATCTGTTCGGAACGATAGAAATTGCTCCGAAGTCGCTTAAATAAACATCTGCAGCCGAAACGATAGTGGTAGGGGTATTGCTTGGGGCCATGAAACGCTGTGCAGCGATACCTGTGAAAGCAGAAACCAACTGCTTGTGAGCAGGGTTAACCATCAACACTTTAGGATTGCCACCAGAAGCGTAAACTTCTTTAACAACAGTCTTCAGAATGTCTTCTGTGAAAGTGCGGTTAGTGCCGTTGGTACGAGCAGTTGTACCCAAGTCACCAGCAACACCAGAAGTGCCGCCATCAAAGTTGCTGTTCAACCATGCTTGCAGACCACCCAATTTACGAGCAGTAGAACTATTGCCGTTAGCAGCAGTCTGGTTGCTCAACAGGGTTGTTTCCATGTCACGCTTGATTTCGCTAGAGGCTTTAGCCAATTGGTAAGCCTTTTCAGACTTACGACCAGCCTTGTCAACGCTCTGCAAAGTGCCAGAAATCTTCACAGTCTTCTGTGCGATCTGAGTGCGGTTGCCAACACGGGTAGTTGGAGACATAGTAGCGTCAGATGCCGTTGCACCTTCTACAGTGTAGTTATCAAGAGTTGGGGCGGAAAGTGAATCGACTTGCCACTCGTGCAGAACAGCAGTAGCCTTTGTCTTGCCAATAGAAGACATGAAAGGAACATCTGTTGGTGAAATCGAGTAGATAACATCCGAAAGGTCTTCACGCATACCGATTGCGGTATATGTTTGATAGGTAGCCATTTTAAAACTCCAAAATTAAAAGAATCGTTCAAATGCTTTGGCAGCGTCTGAGACTTTTCCTGTCTCACGCAACCTTTGCATTGCCTGTTTGTCACTTGACGACTTAGTAGGAGGGGCAGAAGTTCCTGATCGCATCATCTTAGGAGCAGCTTGAAGTTTCTTGTTTACCTCTGGCTTGCTCTTTTGAAGTTGCTGATACTTCATCCCGTTATACAAAGTCACCACAGCACGACTGTCATATAGTTGACTGAGTTCTTGGTCTGTCCACCCAATAGACTTCGCATAGTCACGGATTTGTTTCCGAACCGCATCACCCTGTGGAGTGGCTAACTCAGGAATCAAACTGGTTAGCTTCTCAGACTCTTGACGGAGATGGTTTTGCAGAGAGGTCTGTTGCTCAGATTGTTGCTGTTGGGCAAGTCTTTGCTGTTCATTCCTAACTACTGCTAACTGCTTCTCTCGCTGACTCTGTTCAGCAACCGCCACGGCATAGCCAATGGGGTCTGTTTCCTTTAGAACATCTAAGTTAACACCCTGATTTTGCTGCGAAAGGAAGCTATCCAACGCTTGCAACTTCTGGGCATATGCCTGTCGCTCTTGTTTTACATACTCTAAGTGATTACGTTCAGCTTCGAGAGCCTTACGTTGTTCAGCTAGAGCCTGAGACTTTTTAGTGTAATCTGCACCTTGTTGATAACCCTTGATAAGTTCGTCAAGTTCTACCTCAACTTCCTCACCACTTGCCTTGACTTTATATCTAGGCTTGGGTTCTTCATCATATTCAACTTCATCAGTCTCTTGTTGGTCTTCTAGTTGACCTTCGGATTGGCCTTCTTCGGCTTCCTCAGAATCACCCATCATCCCTTCAAACGCTGAAGCGGCTTGGTTTACATCTAGGCTTTCACTCCCTTGTGGGTTGGTGTTTTCCATTTGTCATCTCAAAAATCGCTAGAAACCTTCTAGACGGAGGTGTGGCTTTTATACCACAGAATTACAAAATCTTCCACTTCTTCTCTTTGATTAGAGTTTCCGAGGCCAAGCCTTCTAGGTGTCCTGTAATCAATTCAATTGTCTTGATGTGTCTGTAAGCATCTTCACGCTTATCAGATTCTTCACCACTTGTGTTAATTATTACACTAATCTGTTGTTTTTTCAAGTTATCTATGACTTCTTTGAAAAAGTCATCATTAAGCAGGTTTCTGGCCCATTGCGCTGTTAGTTGTTTGTCCATACTGATTCTGTATTCCTGAAATTACATCGTTAATGGTAAGTGCTTGGCTAGGCATCACATCTCTACCTGTTCCCAAGATGCTCATTAGTCTGTCGTAACTCATGTTTGTGGGTTGGTTAAACTGTACTGGAGCAGGAACTTTGCCATAGTTAGGGTCTAGGAACTTCTCCCATTGAGTGCCACGCAATAACTCACGGCTACCAAAATTAATCGGTGTCAATGGAGTGAATGGTTTAGAACCTATAGGTTTAATTGGGCTTGTCCAATCGCTAGGTATAGGTACTATTGGGAATCCTGTTTCGCCAGTTTGACCAGCACCTAATACAGTTGTAGCCAACAAACCAAGACGAGCCAACTCAGCTAACTCTTTTGCTGTCCAACTTTTCTCTTTTTCTTCCTGTGTTTTAACAGGCTCATTAGGAACACTTGTAGGTGCTGTTGGAGACATGACAAGAGGAAAAGATGGCGGTTCTTCTTGTGGCTTTTCTGATTTACCAGTAATCTCAATTCTTTCAAGAGGCTGAGTTACATCGGTTGGTAATACAGTATTGACAGCATTTAAGATATTTGGTGCAACTTGTTCTGTTGGCCTTTGTGTTGTTATTTCAACAGTAGGTGCTGGCTCAACAACAGGTGTAATTACTGGCTGTGCTACAGGTGTTGACTGTAAAGCAATGGAGTTAATTAAATCGCTGACTGTTGGTTTTGCAGCAGAAGTAGTAATCTGAACAGTATCTAAAGGCGCATTAGTAATAGTTCCTGTAAACGGAGGTTGCTCAATTACAGGTGTAACTACTGGTTGTGTTTCAGGTGTTGATTGTTGAGCAATAGTGCTAATTAAATTACCAATATTTGATGGTGCAGAGGGGGCTGTTATAACAACATTGTCTGGTGCAATTGGTGTAACTGGTGCTACTGATGCTACTGTAGGAGATATTGCATTGATTGCTCGGCTAACAATAGCGTCAGGATATCCAGATGTGGTTAATATTTCTGAGATTTGATCTGTCGGAATACCACTAGCAGCTAACT